AATTATTATTTTGAGATAAACAAATCAAACCATTGAATAAATTCATCAAATGACTTAACAATCAGATATGTTCCCCCAGCTTTCTCTATCATTTCTTGATATCTTATCTGTGCTTCAGACTGTATATCCTTGCCATACTTAATCTCTATCTTCACTGATCTGCCATTGATTGTGGCTGATATGTCAGCTGATCCCTTGGTGCCAGTTCCTTTGGTCCACTTGCCCGGCATCTGTCTTGTTCCCTCACCTACCTTGAGCTTGGCTCCTTGCCTCCACATTCCAGTAGTATTGATTCTTTCAGCTTGATAGCCTGATAAGTTGATGAATGAAACCACTGATTTAGTGAGAGCATTAGCTGATGAGTCGGCCCACTTAGTTTTAGCCAGTGCGAATTCAGGCATTGATGGATATTTCTCTTTGAGATGTGCTGTTTCAAGATCAATGAGTCTCTGTTTATTTTCCTTGTTCATAAATTCTGTCTAGTGTTAATGTTTTCCCTGGTGCCATAGTTGTATCCCTTGCCCAGTCTTGTTCGTTTACAAATGTAAATTTGTGCTGTTGAGCTGGCACTACTTTCTTCTGCTCTGACAATTTGCTGATGAATAGGGCAAAGATTGCAGACCAAGCTATGATCATGATGATTGATATTTGTTTCATTGTTCTGATTTATAGTTTTCGTTATAGTAATCTATGAATGCTTGCCTATCTCCAGTTTCACAATATAAACCCGCTACCCATACTTTTTCCATCTGCTCTTTTTCTTTTTCAAGTAATAAATTCGCTACTCTTCTCCATTCAAATCCGTTTTCTAAACCAACACTATTATTCATAATATGTATTAGTTCTTGCATTGCTGTTCTTTGCTGTTTCATGTTAAAAAGGTGCTTTATCAATTATTTGTAAATTATCCCATTCAGATTCTTTCTTCTGTTCAGTCACATATTCAATGTAAGGAATGGAACCATTCTGTTTTCCAGCATCTACTCTTGTAAGTTTACCTTTCTTGACAAGATAATCTCCATACTTTCTGATTCTACCTGATGTATACTTCTGACTAAACTTTCTGTAAGTAGGATACTGATCACAGAATTTCTCAAACATATCCTTGAGAATCATTCTCTCATTAAATTTCATGTTATCATTTATCCAGCTGTAGAAGTCATGACCTATCTCTGACATCAATCTCTTTTCATCCAGGTTAACTGATGCATAGTTGACAATGCCATTCTTTAAATAATACTGGATGCATTCAATCATGAAGTTGTCAAACTTGCTCCATTCTTGCTCATCCCAATCATAGAATAGATTGCGGCCAAAGTCATGGAATGGTGTGAAGGTCTTGTCATAGTGATTGTGTAGCTCTATTTCAAACTTTCTACGTTCATGTGAATTCCCTTCACCTTTCAATACATAGTTTGTAGGGATTGCAATCTTTGGTGTTCTATCCTTCTCAATAAAGAATTCATCCTTATTTTTCTTATTGACTGGCATCCCATCCGTGACAATTGAGAAGAGCTTTTCAAAGTCAAAGTTTTCATTCACATCATCAAAGATTAGTATCTGAGTATCAAGGCTCACTCGCTGGAATGCAAAGTCCTTTGATGGATCAAAGTTCTTTCCGTTGATGGTGCATGTATTTTTAAACTTGCTTAGTGCTTCAGTGATTATTCCCTTTCCGGTTCCTCCTTGTGGATTGTCAGAGATATCTTCATCATTTAAGATTATCGCTGGTGAGTAATATGGATTCTTGTAAGTATGCAGCATGTAACCTATCACAGATCTGAATGAATCATATCTATCTTGAGTCTTGCTGATATTAACAATAAACTGTTGAAAATCACATTTGCTGCTAGACTTTTTATAAACTCTATCAATTACTTGCTTATCCCAAACATGCTGAATGAAGTCAACATATTGCTTTTCTTCTACTGACTTGGCTGTGATCTCTACTAGACAATTTTTATAGAATAGATAGGCCTTATCTTTGACATCTCTAATAAAGTCTACATCCTTTGCTTTCATGTAGCTTAGAAAGTCACGTTTAAAATACTTAGTCACTGATGCCATGAAGTCAAACACTACATGATCCCCTTGCTTCTCAACATGATCCAGGACAAAGTCTTTGATTAGATCCTCATTGATTTCTTTCACAAAGTTATTCTCAACCTTGACAAACAGATAAGACAGCTCTGAATTCTGATACTTAAAGAATCCATTCTCTGCTAGAAAATCTCTGTACAAAGTAGGGGATAGTGTGACTCGGCCCTTATCATTTTTCCTCCAAAAGTTTTTTAATTCACTTTCAGCCTTATCCATGATTATCTCAACCTCATCCTCTGAGTATTCTTTGAGCTTTGACTTTATAGTCTTAGGCTTTTCACCTTGCTTCAGTTCATTTTTAACATAGTTGATAATCTCTTTGTCCTCAAATTGTGAAGTGCCAAAGGCTCCCTTATCTCTATATCCTGACTTTATGCATTGCAGCAGCTCATCCCTTCCCAGTACATCAATATAATTATTAAGAATGTATGTTTCACATTCACTTTGCTGGATGCCATATCTGTTGAATGCTGATGCCAGGTTAAAAAAGCTATTATTTCTGTTGCCTTCTGAGAGCTGGTACTTTGAGTCAAACCATTTTTGTATATTCTGTATAATCTTATTTGTTGACCTCATTGGAATTGTAGCCACATAAGTTACATCAATATCCTCAACCTCTTCAATTATACTGAGATATATTTCACTGTTGTTGTTGACATAGATGTCCGGATCATAAGAATCAAAACAATTCCTTGAGATATTAATGGAGCTGTTATCCCAATACTCAGAATCAAAGTGTTGTTTCAAAGATAGAAAGTGCTTTCTGTGATTCTCAATTACATCTGTAATCTTCACGACTACTTTCAATCCTTTGCCTGATGGTGATGTGAATAGAATGTAAGTGTAAGGATCTGCACATAATTTTGCTCTATGATCTGCCATCACCTGATCATTTGGATACTTGTCAAAGTCTAGGCATATCAGTCCGCTGTGAGTCTTTATTCCAGCATCATTGCCATACTCAAAAACTCCTGACCATCTATAGACTGGCAGTTTGTTTTTCTCAATGGTATATTCATCCTTGCTTAAAGTCCGCATTTTTAGAATACGATCTCTATACCTACTATTTTTTATCCTTTCAATGGCAGTTTCTACAGTGATGTAATTCTTGTCAAATGTCTGCTGTACTGATTTGTATATTGAGATCATCTTTCTAGAATGTATGTTAAATGAAAAGGCCCCTTCAGCTTTCGTGATGCAGCACTACTCGCCAAAAGAGCCTTTAATAAGTTCTTCTAATCCTCTGCATAGGACATTGCAAATGTAAAACAAATATTCATATGTTATTTAACATCCGATTTATTTTTCTACATCCGATTGATTGCCGATTTATTTTACTTGTAACTATTTGATAATCAAGCAACAGCCGATTATCCGATTTATTTTCCCATTTTTTGAAAAATAAGTTTTTTACCACATTATTTAAAAAATAAATATATATAGAATAGGAGCTGATGTAATCGGCAATCAGATTATTCATACAGCTGCACCCATTCTGTGAGCTTAGCAATGAAGTCATAATCCTCTAGGATCACAAGTCCAGCTGGACATTTCTCAATAGGGCAATCAAACTCTTCTCTGAGCATAAAGATATCTTTCTCAATGGATGACTGGCTATAATTATCGGATAGGATATGATTTATCCTGGTGTGCAGTCTTGTAATTGTGTACGGCCTTTGTTGAAGGCAATATACAATAGCTGACATTCGTCTCAATTTGTTCCTCATAGCAATTCTTTTAAGTCCTCCCTAGTAATGTATCCACTCTTATCGAGAAAGCGGCTAGAATCGTCTGTATTGAGCTTTAGAGTTAATGTAATCATGTTGCCTGATACATGGTCCACGCACATCCACACTTTGTCCTCTTCTATTTGCAGCAGATAATCTTCATGTACTTCCTTGTGCAGCTCATTGATTGTCTTTAGATATTCATAGTCTTTGGCCCTCATCCAAATGTTGTGCTGCTTAAGTCCATGCAGCACTGAGCAGTGATCCATTCCAAACATCTTACCAATGGCATCAAGGCTGTGCCATCTTCTAAGCTCTGACCAAAGATAGTATCTCTTATATACCAGCTCTCGCTTTCTGTTTCTTACTTTCAAACCATGCTTCTCAGCTAGATCCATTATCATTGATGTGTTCATAGCGGCAATTGTTTTAAAATTTTGTAAAGTACATTAACTACTATTGAGTTTCCTGCTTGTTTGTAGGCTTGTGAGTCGCTTACTGGCCAAGTAAATGTATCAGGAAAATCCATAAGTCTAAAACATTCTCTTGGTGTAAGTCTGCGGATTTTATATCCATCAAACATAAATCTGTCAATATGTGGTAATTTAACAGTTGGTGCTATTATTTCAGAAACAGATTGATTGTAGGAATCAATTGCTGATGGAACTCCATTTGTAAAATTATTTTTATTTACTGTTTGAGTTAATCTTTTATCTGCAAAACATACCCCTTGATTACAAGCAGTATCTAATGTTTGTGCTATCCCTTTGCCCACTCTTCCTCTTCTTGTTTCTGAATTAGGTACACTAAAATTTATTGAATCACCATCTGTTGCTGTTTCGTAGCCTTGTTTAGTTGCTGATTTTATTTTTAGATATTCACCATCAGTAGGATTCTTTGAATACATTGTTAGAACGCAATTAGCTGAATCTTTACTTTCAGGATCTGTCCATCCAATTGACCTTTCTGCATTGGTTATTGTATTTATTCTTTCTTCACTCAAAAAATACTTGTCATTCACATTATCCTCAAGTACATCCTTTAATCGTTTACTCAAATGTTCTTCTTTCGGAAATTGAAAACTATTATCTTGATCGTCACGAATGCCAATTAAAAATACTCTCTCTCTATTCTGTGGGACTCCATGATGCTTTGCGTTTAAAACTTTCCAATACAAATGATAAGGTACTGAATCTTCATAAGGGAATATAACTGGTACACCATTAACTGATTTGCCACCTAACATATTCACCCATTCTTGAAATGTTTTACCACCATCATCAGATAACAATCCTTTGACGTTCTCAAAGATGAAAAATCTTGGTTTGTTTACTTGAATAAATTCGTGAGAGTTAAAGAATAAAATACCTCTTTTATCGTCTTTTCCTAATCTCTTTCCAGCTAAACTAAATGCTTGACAAGGTGGAGATGTCATATAAATATCTAGTGATTCGTATGGAATCTCTCTATCATAAACATTTGTAGGATAATATTTTGGCTCACCATAGTTGTGAATGAATGTTTGCCTTGCGTATTTATCCATATCACAAGCAAAAATTTCTTTGTATTCAATACCTAATCTCATTAGTGCTTGATTGAATGCACCTACTCCGCTAAAATCACTTCCTACTTTTTTCATATCTCTTGCACTGCTTTAATTAATGGCGGCCACAGGTCAGCCTTCTTGATTGCATCCTCTCTGCTGTTAGCTTGCAGCACTCTATAGGCATCTTGCCATTTAGCTTTGCTGTTTAGCTTGAATTTATATGTGATCTTCCAGGTCTTCATTTCTCTTTGCTTTTATCTTGTAAATAATTATCATGATTGCTGTCCAGGATAATGCTATATAAACACCTACCCATTCAAACCAATGCCATACACCCCACCAAAACAATACTGTAGTGGCTGCCATGACAAATAATATTGCTGCTGTTTTCATGCTCTTGCTTTTAAAAATTGTTCATATAACTTCACGTTGAATGATGCACTTTTCACATCATCTGATTCTTTTGATTTCCACCATTTAATCATTCTGTTGACTGGTGATCTGAATGATACAAATTCATTCTCTTTTTGCTGTACTTTTTTCATCTTTATTATATTAGATTTAAACAAACTTTTGACATCTCATTTGAGATAAGTGCATATGTCTTAAGAAGCATATTGATTTGATCCGAGATATTGTTATGATTCACTAGATACTCTTCATATTCTTTATGAGATATAAAATCTATGGACCATGTGTAAAGTTTCTCTTCAGCTGCTTGTTTATCCTGAAGCTCTTGGATTTGCTTTCTCATCTCAGTGAGTAAAAGCATTAACTTGTCAATCTGTTCTATTTTTTGTTTCATCTTTTGTGGTATTGATATGGTCAAAGATAGGTATCTTTTCTATCTATGCAAATAGTTATCATATTTTTTTCACATTTTTTTTATTGGGCCACAAAAAAGAGTAGCCATTGCTGACTACTCTCACCTAAATTACCACATTTGATGGCTTTACGAAAAAGCTAGGTATACGGTAGAACCGTTTATCTTTTTGGCCTTTAGTATTTGACCTCTATTTCCTTTTGCTTTGTAGCTGACATGTACCCAGTCAGGCTGTGAGTCATTACCAAACTCCCATATCATCTGATCAAAGGTAATATTTTCCTTAATATATTCAAAGATTTGTGCGTTTGTTATCTTGCCATATCTGTCAGCATCAAGATCAAAAGCCTCAGCCTTGCAATGCTGCGAGCTGGCACTGCCCTTGACAGCACGATTCAAGGCACCGGATCTGTAGCCGGAGCTGATATGAATAGGTACACCAAAGTGCAATCTGAGAGGCTCAAATACATTCTCACATAATAGCTTTGCAGCTGCTAGATGCTTTGGATCAGTGATACTATTATCTATGCCTCTGCGCTTTGCAGTATCTGAATGGCAAAACTCTGCCAGTGTGACGTGATCACTTAGCATCTTCCTTAGTTAGTTGTGATAATGTAGCTGTAACTGTACCAGCTGCCACCATGTATCCAGCTGCTGTGACAAGTGATGCTGGCAATACCACCGGAGCAGCAACAATAGTTGCACCAATCACACCAATTGCTACACCAATGCGCTGCACTTTCTTCCAAAACTTTGGCGTCTTAGACTGCCATCTTTCTTTTAGTTCCATATTTTAATTCTTTAGGTAATATACCAACAAGCAGATCAGGATACTTTACACCTGAATGCATATCATTGTCTGATGTTTGAATGCGATCCTCTAGGCAATCATATAGCTTTGCTTCTACTCTTTCAAGTTTGCCCTCAACAGCATCAAGTCTACTTGTGAAATAATTGAACATTAACACTAGGATGAGAGTCAATAAACCTACCATCCCATTCTTTTTGATTGCTGCTGCAATTGCAATTGGATCCATGTTAAATTATGCAATTTTGTTCCACTTATCCAGTGATTTTTTGACTAATTACATTTAAGTCACCTACTCTAACGTCGGCAGACTGAGTGTTAAGAACATAGATCTCAAAATAATCTCCTGATGTTGCAGTCACTACATCTTGTAAAGCAAAAGGATATGGCTGGTTAGCAGTTGCTGTTCTTACAGTTATCTCAGACTCAGCTTGTACCACTCCATTCTTTGCTAAAGCAACAGATATTACTTGGTTAGGTGATGCACTCTGAATAGTTCCAACAGCGTTATATATAAACTCGGTTGAAATAATACCACCATAAAGAAGTCTGTTTGAAACTGGCTGTGTCCATTTAGGGGAATTACCATTACCTACTGTAGTGGTACCAGCTGCTTTCACCCATACATTCACATTAGGCACTCCAATTGTAGTATTTGTTGTATTGTTAATCATGAAGTTATGACCTACGTTGGATGTATTGGTGATGCCTACATTGTTTATAAACAAAGATTTTACAGATGTATGGTCAAATCCATCAAGATAAGTTCCTCCTCCTGAGAAGTTGCAATAATTTAAAATGAATCCATCATCAGGAATTGTAGGAGCTGGTGTACTGTCAATAGCTTTCTCGCCTGATAGAATAATAAAAGATGAGTAAACTATTCTAAATCTGCGAGTCACTGTAAGAGTAGGAGCTAAAATAAAAGCTGTTCCTGATGCATTACAATTGAATAAGCATTGACTAGCACCTATTGTACCTATTGTACCATCAAATGTCATATTACCACTATTCAAAAATGCAGAATCTTGCATAATAAAGTTAGTGTAGTCTTTAACAGTTCCAATAGTAGGGCAATCTGTAAAATTCACACCGAACCAATCTAAAGCCGTAGTAGTTCCATCTCCATCAAGATTTAAAGCTACGTTTGCTTCTATAGTAATATTTCTTATTGGCAGTGAATAGTTAGATGTAATAAGTGCAGTTCCAACAAGGCCAGTTGATTTTATTCGGCAATTGTCAGATGAGCCTCCTAAAATAGTAGTATTGATTCCACACACTAATCTATCTCCAGTAAGGTCTACCTCATCAGTAAAGAAATAAGTAACTCCCGCAGCCAATGTAATAACTCCAGCTGATGGTGTAGGTAAGTCAGATTTTTGACTTACAAATACAAATGATCCTCCGGATATTGCAGAAATATTATTTTGTTTCGCATTCCAGGTACTTTTTTCTGTATCTGTAGTAAATCTTTTTAAAGCTGATTCTGTAACCTTATCAGCATCAACATCATTTATTTCGTTATCAGTTACAGCATTAGTGTTGATATTCCAAACTGTTCCTGATCCGCTGACAGTAAGATCACCTTTGTTACCATCAGTAACATTACCAGAATTCTGCTCAAGATTTCTTAGTCTCAGTTTAGTTATATCAAAGAAATTATCCATCAATATATCTTATTGAGTATGAATATGTCAGAATAAATGCTATTATTTGCACTAGAGCTGGAAAATTTTGCTTGTATATCTAATAAGTTGCCAACAGTGGTGCTGAACGTAGTATTGTTTATTACATTCCAAGCGAATCCCTCTTGTGTTCCTGATGCTGCTTTAAGTATGTGAAGCTGCGCAATGGTGACAATAGATGCCACACCAGCTGCACCAATAGATCTGACAGTGAAGTTAACTGAAAGCATGAATACTTGATTAGTAATCTGTGGCAAAGTAAATGCTGGAGAATCAGCTAAAACTGTTGAATTAGATTTCAATCTTATAGTGATTGTATTGTTATTCTGAGCACTTAATAAACCAGCCATTTCTACTCTGAATGAATCACCTACAGAAAACCCATTTGCTGGCACTGAAAGAGATCCCACACCTCCATCTATCAATGTACCAAATGAAGTACCAGTAAGTGTTGGGCTGTTGCCAGTCTGAGCAAATAGGCCATAATTAGTGGCAGCTGTGATTGTTGGTTTATTCTTTATAAAATCAACCTCAGTATTATCTGACTGATTCCAATCTGATTGTACTTGAGCTGTACTTGTGACGTTAATATTTGTAGTTGCCATTAGCTTAGTGTTATATTGATTGTATTATTTTCAGTTGTATTCTGTGTGAATGTATCTTCTAGCACTCCATTAACATACACATTGTAAGTCGTTGTCAGATCACCACAATTGCCAGCTGGAGGATTGCCATTCTCAAAGTCATAGTCATCAAATGGGATGGCACACCAATCTTCATTATCAAATACTCTTAATGATACCAGCATTGTCCATCCAGCCACCATGTCTTGACCTTGATTGATGAATGGATCTGTGCCTATCTCAGCTGTTACATCTGCAAACTCAGTCCATCTGTACTGCTGTAGTGTAGTCTTGATGTCATTGCATATCAATAAGCAGTCTGAATGGACCTCATTGATTTGTCTATAGTTAGAATGATTGTACTTGTCACAGATGGTGATCACAAAATTTACATTGACATATCCAGCACCCATCCCACTAGGCTGCAAAGTTGCCACCATCAGAGGATACTGTGCAGCATCTCTGCTTATAGCATCAAGGAAGTCACCTTGAAAAAACTCATTTATTTGTCTGTGCTGTGTTGCGATCTCTTGCAGCTCCAGCATGATTTGATTTAGAGTCTTTTCCATTTAGGTAATTTTTTAATTTGTCAATTTGTTTCTTGCTCGCAGTGAATTTTTTCATACTATCCATCCAAAAGGTTTATATCCAGTCTGATCCTTAGTCATAGATTCATTGCATGAATTGTCATCACAACAAACCAAATACTCAGGATATTTGACACCATTGTCATCTTTCAAGAATCCTATCAATCTTTCTTTGTAAAAATACGCATCCTTTCTGAGCATATCTCTAAGATGTACAGTTTCTGTATCTGTATTGGCTGTCATTGTCTCATCTGACTGGCGGCCTACAGCTTTGTTAGTCAGCTTCTCATTCAGCATTGCAGCTGCTCTGAAGTCAACAAATGCTACCAGGCAAGGCACCACATAGTCATTCATCAGTGTCAGATAGTCTTGAGTCCATGTGCTTGTTTCAACCCGATCTAGCAATGCCTTATACAAAGGTGTTCCGAGTGCTGGCTGGAGATGCATATCTTGTGATCGCTTGATGCATACAGATAGGATCTTTGTATCTGTATTCATGTGGATCAATCCAAGTTTCTTAAGATTCTCAACAGATAGTAAATAGTTCATGTCTTATTGTTTTTTAATAACTAATTGTTGTACCCAAATATGTCTGCAATATGGTGTACTTACTTGAGTCTGAGGATTTGTATACCACCCACCTCTGTAATTCCACACATTACGATCAACTCTTGAGCTGATATTGTTGATTTCATCTCTTGTGTAAAGTCTATTCAATGACAATAGTCTCAGACAGAAGTCTCTTGACTTAGTCAATACCTTTGGCACACCTGGTCTTTCTTTGTAAGTGTACACCACCATGAATTGATCAATAGGAGCTGGAGCTTCATCCAGCAATTGCTTTCCCAAGTCAGACACCTCCCCATCAACAAGTAATTCAAAGTCAATAAGTCTCTCAGTTGACTTGGCAATCTCTTCTACACTGGCTCCAGTAGCTGATGCAATAGATGATGCATCCTCACCAGCAATAAGCATTGATAGAATTGATTTCTCTAGTGCTGAAATATTAGCTTTGACCTCACCAATAGTGGCAAACATCATCTGTTCTTTGCTGAATACCTCATCAGATGGTGTATCCCATTCAATGATATTTGTCTTTAGGACCTTGTATTCAGATGAATCAACACCATATTCTGAAAATATTGTGATCTCATCAGCACTGAATTCATGCTTATGATCACAGCTTGATAGTGTAGTTGTTGGCAATCCTACAATCTTTCTAGCTTGTGCCTCTGCAATTGTTGGGAATGATGCTAATACTATCTGCAATGCAGCATCAGGTGTCAATATGCCTGACTTAATACTAGCAGCTACCTCAACAAGTGATGCAATCTGTGCACCATTCAATGCTGATTTAGCCACATCAACTTGAGCAGCTTCTGTTGCTCCACTTGCATCTGTCACTGGTGTTGCTGTCACTGGTGTTGCTGTTACAATTGGCCGAACATCAACTAGCTTCAACTTGCCAATGGCCCCTGATAGCTGCACCATGTAATTCATCAGCCATTCAATTTGCCTTTGTCTTGAATTCACATAGGTATTCTTGTAGATCTCAAACAAGTCATCTGTCTCAGCTGCATTGAAAGATCCATTTGGAGCAATACCAAACAAGGATGGTGCCACCACAGAATGGGCCACAAGAATATTCTGCTGCACTGACTTCTCAGTCATGGCATATCTCTCATGTAGATTATTGCCATTCAATGGCATTACTGTAGGAGCTTCATCTGCTCCATTGCTGAATGTGATGATGATCTCACCAGCATCCTCCACAGATTGTGTACGGCCCTTGATTTGTTCTTTTATCTTTCTTTCCTCTTCAGATGTTTCAGGCTCACCTGATGCCAAGTTAATTAGTGTACCAGCCTTGAATCCA